CGTTCCATATCTTCAAAGTAATGTTGCCTTTCAATCCAATAATTGGGATCAACGTCTCTAACTTTGGCGTGGTTCACTGCTCTTTTAAATTTTTTATTAATATCATTTAATTTTATATCTTCTTTAAACCAATTTGTACTTCCCCAACTGCCACAGTGCCTACATTTTAAATTACAAGTATTACCAAAATTTAAATCCATATGTTTTAATTTTAAAGGTGATTCTATTGGATAGCTTTTGGGTTTGTTTTTAACTTTATCATATACCCAACTGCGTCTACTATTGCTAAGTGTGCTTTCATTCTTCCAACACTGATTACACTGTATTGGTTTTTCTTGGTTAGCAAATGCTTTTCTCAGCCATTCAAATCCTTGGTGTGCATCTTCTAGTGTGTCACCATAATAGAAATTAAAATGTTTGTCATCATTGTCTGCATCATAAGCACAACAAGGTTTTATGTTGCCATTTGCACTAAGACAAATAGTAGTCCATGGAACAATACACACAGGATCACCTTCTGGTATAGCGTCACCTTGTCTATAACTGCGTGGATCTTTTTCCTCTGACCACTTTTCGTTAGGACCTAACGTTTTCATAGTAGCTCACTTAGTATAGGAAATACGTCATGAAACTTGTTTCCCCAGTTGCGTTGTTTATTGACTAGGTTTAACCATTGTTTAGTTTCAGGAAGTCTAGCACTCCAGTCTTCTTGATTCATAAAGTTGATAACGCCTTGGAAACGTTTTATACCATATGGTGCATCTAAAAAGTCTTGTTTGCTTATACCCGATTCGGCAACTCCTGTAAAACGATCCCAGTTGTCTTCTATCCAAGGATAAAATTCTTGTTCGTACTTGTCAGTTACTTGTTGTTTAATATGTGCTGGCAATACTTTTAAATTGAGTTGTGGTGGCCAATACGCATAGTGCATGTTGATTCCGCCTGCACCCAAGGGCCATTTATTAATCTTTTTAAAGTTTTGATTGACTTTCCACTTGACAAACTCTGGTATATAATGTACATTTAGTGCCATAATGGTAGTAGCTGTAGTAACTTCTACTTGTGGAGCAGTTTCGTCCAATAACCAAAATACTTTCTCTTGGTGAGCCCACTGACTTGGATAGCGTATATAATCGTTGTGTTCACCGTGTGCGTCTATGCTGTAGTGAAAGCGAACACGTTTAAACTCTGCCCACAAATCAAATAAGTCATCACGCCATTCAACTGCATTAGAGTTGTAGCGTAGTTCTATATTTTTAGCGTATCCTTGTTTAACACATTCTTCTAATAGATCATAGTGTTGTTTAATAATTAAACTTTCGCCACCAGCAAAGTACAGTTGATACATATGAGGAACTTGTTCCATAAGCTCTTTCCAAAAGCGTGGATTGTTCATGTGCCAGTTGTATGTTGCTCCGTGATTCTTTCCTTTGTTATCCCAACCACTAGTACCTTTAAGATTAGGATTATCTATTTGCGGGTACATGGCTTTCCAGTCTTTGACCCAGCCACTGCTATCATGTGGGCTACACATAACACAAGCTAATTGACACTTTGTACCCATACGCAAATCAATGTAGCGTATCTTAGGATCTATTGTACCATCTTCTTGTGTTTCATTGGCTAGGTCAAATAGATCATATCTATTGCCCCAATACTCAGTCTCCCAGTTGCGTTTGCTTAAATGTCCAGCTTCTTCCTCTTTGTAACACTTCAAACAAGGTGCTGGCTTTTCGCCACGCAACATCATTTTGCGAACATTACGCATGTAATCCGAATTCCATGCATCAGTTAAACTGGTGTGATTAAAGTTTGCAGGAACACCGTCGTCATTTTTAACTACGCCAACTTCACCGCCGCCTACTTTTTTACTACTATCTGGGTCTTGAACACTGCTGGCATTTGATGTACAGCATGTTCGCATTTTGCCATCTGGTCTGCTTGATAAATGTAACCAAGGTAACGCACAAAATGTTGGGCTAATTTTGTCAGTTTTCATACATGTATTTAACTGCTACTTGAATTGCTCTGCAAACGGATCAAATTCCGTGCCACACTTCATAGCACATACTCCTAGTTTTCCTTGCTCTACGCTAGGTAAATCCCAACTATTTTCAATATCTTTAAGCAATGATCCTTGCATTACTTGTTGTAAGTCATTGTTTATTACATCAATACCTTGTTTGCCACCTGCTCTGTCAATAAAATCCCATATTTGTTCTACTTTAGGATCTTGATGCCACCATTTGTACATGCGTCCAGCGGCCCAACAGCAAGGCATAAGCAAGCCTTCTGCTGTAATAAAGATGTTTTTTTCTTCTGCTACTTTGCATTTAATTGAACATTTATCATAATAGTTCTTCATGCCGCCATAAGTTTTGGCTATTTCTTTTTGTTTTAATAATGCTAGGTTTTGATTGCTTAATTGTTTAGGCTTTTCTATCAGTTGTGTTTCAACGCCTTTACGATTTTGTGCTTGATGACTGTCTTTGCTAACATTTTTAGCACTAAAAAAACGTGCTGACTTTTTCTTTTGAAAACGTTCTACACCCCATTGTTTAGCAAGTGCTTCAGCTTCTTCAACTTGATGTTCGTTGTGTCCAAATATAATAAAGTCCCAACGGGCTCTGCCACCTGCATTAATAAATGCTCGCATGTTGCGTTCTACATTGGCCCAAACAACATTTTGCCTATACAAATGATTAGTGTCGCTAAGACCGTCAACTGAGAATATAACGGCACCTTGTTGTCCAATTGTCTTAGCCAAATCTTGCCACCAAGTTTCATTTTTTGCTCCAGCATTTGTGTTCATGCTCAGCCACATGTCAGCGTTGTGTTGTCTAAAATATTCAAATACTTCTAGTGTATCTTTGGCTACTATAGGATCACCCAAGTTGCCACACATAAACATTCCGGTGAGTTGTTGAATAAATGCGGGTGTAAAGATTGCTTGACAGTCTTGTAAACTTAGTTCACTGTTATCTATATGGCGATTGTCTTTGCCGCCATTTTCGTTACGGTCACACATAGGACATGCCGCTTGACACTTTTGCGTAATTTCCAAATGTACCATACGCACATCTTCATAGTCATACATCTAGTATCAACTTTACATCTTTACCCGGGCCTACTTGGCTGGGCAAGTCACCATATTGTTCAACATACCAGTCGATAACTGCCTTATACCATAATTGACTATTGTGATGGGCTAGCCTATTAAACTGGCTAATGTTGTTGTTAGTAGCTTGCATAGTACTTAGTGCCCGTGCGGCTTCAGTTTGCATTTGCCTAAGTGTCATTTTTTCAGTGGTCATTTTCTGCCAATCAGCATAAACCTATTGTATATTTCAGTATCAAGTTCACCACTGTACAACACTTCGCTCATTGGATATTTGGATTCTGCATCTGCAAGATCTTTACAACAATTTGTGTGTTGCTCGTTACTAAAATAATCATTTGTTTGTAAACATATCAATTGTCCATCGGGCAAGTTATGAAACCAATCGTTATTCATATGCTCGCAACTGGTGTTTATAATTAAGTCAGGAGTATGACAAAACTCAATAACTTTGCCATCCATACGAGTAGTAGTAAACTCTGTGTCTCCTGATGGACCATAAATTAACTTACCGCAATCGTAAGTAATACATTTATAGTTCCATTCATTTTGATACTGTTCGTAATTAAAATCTTCACTTATTTGTGTACACTGCGGATCTAATTCAAAATTAAAATATTGTTTTACCCTAAAATTATCAAACAATAGTTTAGCTATTGTAGCATACCAACCACCATAATGAAATACCATACCTAAATAATCTGTTTCTAAACATTCTTTTAATTGATCTATCATCCACATCTTGCTTCGCATTTGACCTCTACTAAAGTGATCATTTAGATTTGCTTTAGCTTGCCATCTGATACTCCAACTACTGATCTTTCTAATAAAATCATCATCAATACAATGCGCCACATAGCGTAGTATTTTTCTGTGTCTTGCATAGTCCCAGCCGCTGTAGTGAGCAAGTAATATATTAACAAACTCTATACTCAACGGGCTTGCATTTGGTGCATCTCTATCATCTAACCATCCACGCTGTATTTCATGTATTAAACGTTTTCGAATCTTCCATATATTGCCATGCATTACTGCTTTTTTAATATCTAAATATTCTTGTAAATGCTTGTGATCGATATGCTTTAGATACTCTTCTATACCATTCATCCAATAAAAGTTTTCAGTAGGCTTGTATGCTTTTACTTGTTTACCGTCAGGAGTAAGTGCAGAGTATTCTACACCTTCTTCACTTATTCCTTCATTTTTGGATACATCTTCTTCATTATACGGCTTCATCAAAAGTCTCCTTTAACCAATCAAAATCATTTATCTGACTTAGTATATTAGGTTGTCCCATGTATTGTGTACCAAAGTCAGCACCTTGCTTTGCTCCTAGTATTGCATATTCACCATTTAATCTATCAGCACCTTTGGTCTGCCATACTTTTAATCTATATTCGTTGTCTGTATTGTCATTGTTAGGGATAATAGCACTGGCTAGTTTTGTACATTCTCTAAACGCACTGCGCCATGCATTATAAGGATCTGTATTGAATGCTGTAATATTACTCACTTGAAACTTAGGTACAAATGGACAACCCAGTGTTGTAGTCATATCAACACTCCAAGTTTTTGCTTCCCTTAGTGCTTGTGTAGGGAATAATTTTGCACCACCATATCCATAAAGTAAATCATTTACAGGATTACGACTACGCCACACATAAACACAATCAGTTTCAGGCACACCAGGATATGCATCTTTGCGTTGGTTAGGAGTAAAGCCAAAATTAAACTGTTCATCAATTATAGCATCAGCATCAATTACATAAAAGTTTTTGGTTTCAGCCAGTTCTGCTGCGGCTTTGTGTGCTTCGAATATTCCTTTTATGCCTTTGATTTGTTTTGCTAAC